GCTAGCACTTGCTCAAGTCCAGGAAACTGTGGCATACCTACTGTGGTAACAACTTGTCCTGATTTTTCATCACGCTGTGCCGAGATTTCCCAACCATGGAATTTAGCGTGGTATTCATCCATTGTAAGGCTTTTAGCCATATCGAGGATTTCGGTTCTGATCTCATATCCGTTTTTATTGAATTTAACTTCTGGAAGCTTTGGTGTGTAGTCTGACATTTTATTTCTCCTATGTGTGTGTTAATGTCGATCCGTAAGGTGGATTAATCCTTCTTGGGAAAGTATCTATCTGCGATACAATCCATAGAATAGTGAGCAAGATCAACTGTATTTTTAGTCAGCATCTTGGCAAATTCAGTTTGACTATTGATATAATTATGAGCCGCACGATTTAGTGTAGGATCTGTAATGATCTTGTCGGTTAAATCACGCTTGACACCTTGAAATGCATCAATAAAAAAATCTGTATTCATGGTAGGTTTGAACCATAGTAGTAAGGGATTAATCATAATGTGTCTGTGTCCTATGTTATATTTATTTATATTAGCTGAAAATCAACTAATTTTTTGTTTCCGAGAAAATTTAACTCTTCTCATTTTTCATGGATGGACTTCAAAATTCTTAGGATCAAACTTTAAAAAATATATCAAAGCAATAATGAAATTTAAATAATCCATCGTACCTCCTCAATAGTAATATTTAGAATAGCGACTTTGACGATATTCGTATATTGCTTTACTCCAACCTGTCAAAAAATCATAAAATTTACGAATATATCTCATAATGTACTCCCGTAAGTATATTGTCTAATAAGATTATCAACTTCACCGGGATGTGTTGGATTCCTAGATTGGATAAATCTTTCTAAATCTGTTTGTGGTTCGCTAAATCTATCTAATAAATCAAAAAACTTTTTAAATAAGTTAAACATCTTGTGTTCTCCTGTTAATTGTAGAATAACTTATGGTTTCTACTAATATATTTATGCCATTTTTATTGCATTGCAGCAATTTGAATGTTAAAAAATGGGGAGGTCATCCCCATTTTTCTTCGTATTTACGAAGTGCCAAGCATCTAGCGATAAACAATCTATCTTTTACATAATCACTAAGATCATCTGTATCAGGTTCGATTATTTGTTCATTTTCAATGACAGTTGGACGACGATAAAAAACATGTAAGTCTAATTCTTCTATGCCAATATAATCGTCATCGTCATATAGTTTAAGATTACTTGGTTGCGGCAGCAGGCGCTGCAGCCTTAGCATCTGCTTTGGCAGCAGGTACTTCACTTTTTTTCTCGTCTCTCTTTGCTGGAAGCTTAAGTTCAGCAGCAGGAGCAGCGGCTGGGGCAGCAGGAGCAGCCTTAGGAGCATCAGCAGCAAATGCTGAAGCGGCAAACAAAGTAGCGATTAAAGTAGCGATTGTTTTCATTTGTATTTCCTTTAAAAAATGAATGTAGATTTATCAAGTCTACACTACTATTAACGCTTGAGGTTACATTTTAGTTTACTGAAATGGGCACCTTATAATAAATACTTACATGCTATACATATCTTATCAGGGTATCTACGATGGACAAAATTTTGAAGATGCCAACACACCCAGTCAAATAACCAAAGCACTTAACTATGGATTTTCTTGCATGGTAGATGTTTGGCGTATAGATAACCAACTATATGTAGGTACTCTAGTTCCAAATATACCAGTAACTGAAAAATATCTACAAGGTAATAGATTTTGGATCAACGCTAGAAACCAAAATATGCAAGATTGGATCCAGACCCAACCATCAAACAAATATCCAAATTATTTTTGGTTCCCAACTCAACAAGAAAATACCAACGTGACCACTAGTGGTGGACAAATAATTACTCCAGGTACGGTGCCTGTTAATAATTCTAGTATTATTTTTCTTCCTGAAATAGATGACCGAGCAATGTTCAGTACCGTACATCTAAAATGCTATGGAATCTGTAGCAGTTTTCTTACCTTTATACGCCGTATGCGTAATGAAGGTATTTGGTATTAACGGCCTCTGCCAGTCCTACGAACAACACTAGCTCCACCAAATCCTTTAGAATTTGGTTTAGGCATTTTTGGTTGATTGAATTGATTGTTCTTTTTTACCGGCGGTAAAGTAATTGTGGGTTTCTTTGGTTTTTGTTCTTCTGTAGTCATCATTTTACCTTTATAGATTCTAAATAATCATTTAGATTGCCATATAAACTCAACAACATAGCAATCTTACTATCATATAATCTTATATATGGTTTTTTATCTTTACCTAAATAAAAAGGACATTTCATTTTTTTATTTATTTCTAATAAAAAACTATGCCAAGATTGAGGCTTATCTTGCTTGAATTCAAAATCAAAATATTCTATCTCTGCTAACTTAAACGCATCATTGCCAGCATCACTCAATCTTAATCCATCTTGTCTACCTGTTTGCCACCATCTAAATACTAACTCATCTATGGTCACATCTTTATCACGCAAATGTTCAGGTATCTCTGCTAATACTATCTCTGTGATTCGCTGTTTAGTAGATTTACGCGGAATCATCTGGATAAACTGTTCTTCCGCTATTCATGAATACCACAGTAAACTTATCCGTTTTAAACTGTGCATTCAATCTACGACATAGATTTCTAGCATGACCTGGATTAGAAAAGCTAGTCTTTTTATATTTAGGCGTGGCATCTGGATCTTGATAATGTTGTGATTTAAAATTGATAGGTTGACCATCTAAGAAAACGGCCCATATACCAGATGCTTCTACAATTTGGTCTTGTTTATATGTCTGTTTATCTACTATCTCTAATAGAATTTTTGGTTGTGTTCTAGACATTAAAATTTACCACCCACTATCTCAACATTAATTACTTTTTCTGGCTTATCTTGTTTAGATTCATAATAATGATCAACTAATAATTTAGCTAATTCATCTCGCAAACCTCTTGCTTCTGAAAGAGGTAATACTATGTCTTTTCCCTGTTTACTTTCTATATAAGAGACCTTATCAATAAATCTTTTGATTTGAATCATAGCGTATTTATCACGCTTTCCGCTTCCGATTTAGTAAAATATGGGCCCAAATACTTATATCTTTGGATAAAGATATATTTAGGACAAAACATTACTTCTGGTGAACCAGTATGGCTTAACACAAACCAACCTGCCACATGATAACATTTACTTTTTTTCTCTGTGGTAAAAAGATGTAGTTTGCGTTTGATATCTAAGATAGAATTATAAACTTTATTTGTAGTAGGATATTGGCTTAATGGTACTTCTGCCTTAGTAGTTTTTTGATTAGAAAATTCAATAGTAGTATATTTCTTGATCTCGGTAGTATTTTTAAAATGTAGATTATTACCATGTAAAGTCAGATTGAATCCTGAATCATTAGCGATCACATTACCTACTTTTTCTGTACCATCAGTAACAATCCAATATTGATTTTTTACGATTGGTTTAGCGATTAGTGACATTGTTTTCCTTTATAGCATAAAATTCTTAAGCAAATTAGTTGCTTCTGTATAGCTTTTATTTTCATCCATTTCAGCTATTTCCATTAGCAAAACGGTTTTCAAAAGATCAGCTATTTCTTTTCTCCGTTGGTCCAATGTTTCAACCCATTCTTGGTATTCTTCATAAGAATCTAAATGCCACATACAATCTAGCATTTCAACTTGTTCGACGGTAAGACCATGGATTTTAACTGTATTATTATTCATATTTGATTCCAAAATAATTTTAGTTTGTACAGAGTGAACCTTTGTAGTGATTATTCAACCATTTAGCATAAGTTTCAGCCTGTTCCGAGATTTTAGTCAGTTCGTATTTGCCACAGAATCTCATGAAATGTACACCAACCTGCGGAGTAGTATTGATACGGATAGAGTTGCGGATCGCATTATCTACTAGATTTTTGATTTCTTCAGGCTGTGCGGTTAGATCAATCAATGTGCGGTTTCGTTCATAGCAATCTCTGACCCTATGTTCCACACCTTCATGATCTACCCATCGTTGTAGCATGATGTTATTCCAATTAAAGCCTTGTTTAGTACGATCGGCATAGGCTTCGATCAAGCCAACTTTATTTTTGCTACCTTTAGTGCGAACACCGGGATAAGCCGAGAAGATATTATCTGTAGCATCACCCCGCATACATTTTTCAAA